CCGAATCTATAGATTATATACCGAGTACGCGTACGCGGAGCGATGGCAACAAGTAAGACTGGTTCGTTCTGGCTGACTGAAGAACTGATTCTAGGGACAGCAGGAACAATGTTCCAGAGTTCTATGGATCTGGGTGCATATGTTGATGTTGGTGATCAACAGGCGATTGCGATAGAGCAGGTCGACTTCATCACTCAAGGATACGATGCAGCCAACAACGATTACAACAACACCCTAGTTGGAGTGGTCACCGCCAACGCTGCATGTCAGTTCCAACTGAGCGACCTTAACCCTGGAACCAACTTCATCTCTGGTGGGGACAACTCCTTGATTGGATCTGGAACTCTGATGTGGGACGACACCAACTTCATTGAATCCAGTGCCGCTGACTTCTACCCGGACAACTTTGGCAAGTTGGACGAGTCAAGGATGGTGGTTAATGATTCACTTTACCTCGTAGCAGCAGCGAGTACCACTCTAGCAGCCAACCATGAGATACGAATTACCGCTCGTGTCAAGTGTCGTATTGTCAAACTCTCAACGAAAGACTGGATGGCGATTGCGATCCAGAGCACGGCAAGTGACAATTGAGGTGGGCTAATGCCCAACTACTGTCCGAATTGTGGAGAATCCCTAGGCTCTTCCAGCACGAAGAAGGGCGATGTCAGGAAGACAGCCAGGAGAGCCTACGAGAAACCCAAGGTCAAACGTAAGGCGAGCGCGTACAACAAGCGATATGCCAAGGAATACAGACGCCTGAAGAAGAAACATCCCCGTACCTCGTTCGCAGCGTTAGCGAAGAAGGCACACAAGGCAGCGAGGAGGAAGAAGTAATGGCCAAGAAAAAGGATGCAGTGAAAGAACGACTCCTAAGGAAGTTCATTCCTCCCATGCTGGCAGAGTTCGATCTCTCCACCGCTTTCACTGTTACTGGCGGTGGTTGGGAAGCCGTCACCGGTGTAGACAGTGCGGGGGCTCCTACCTACTGGGCTGTCTATCGTGATTATTTTGACCTGTCTGGTATTGTAGTTGATCAAGCAACCCTCTTCACCGTCAATCCCATGTTCCAGGAAGGATGTGATTGGAACTATACAACAACACTCGCCACTGGGGCCCTTCAGGTCTGGGACATGATCACTCAGGAGTTCCTCATCGATGAGACATTCGATGGCGTCGTGCCCGGGTCAGGGAATTGGATCGCGCCCGGACTTAGTGGTGGTCAAGTTACTCTAGGTGCAATTAGAGTAGGAGCACCCTACGAACTGGAGGACATCCATTACGGGAATGCACGGTCATTCCAGTACGGATCAGTCACTTCCCTGGGCGCATCTCCCTTCCTCCCGAACCAGACTCGATCCTCAAGTTGGGGAGTCGGGTCAGCAACGGCAGGACAGAAACTCTACATCTGTCGAGCAATCCATCTCACTAGCGCACTACAAGCAGCGCCCGGTAATACAATCCGCACTCCCCCAACCGCGGTTGTGGTACCTGCCCTCATCGCTGAAGAGACAGACCTGCGATACATCGAGCGCCTTCGACGATCCTATGTCGTTCAAGGCACGGTGGAATAATGTGGTTGAAGTTCGCCATTGGCGTAGGGACGGGAACCGGAATCGGTGTCGGTATTAGAGGCGGGAGTCTCTATGAAGTTCTCGCGTGGTCTGCCCTGAGTACTGGCCTCTCAGCCGCGATAGGTTCGGGAGCCTTTTGGCGAGGGGCATGGGGAGGGGTTAGAGTGGCCGCTGGAGTCGCTGCCCCACCCGCTTGGATTCTTGCCAAAGATATTGGTTACGTCGCTGGGCAAACTGGCAGGGCTATTGCTTCGACCCCATCCGCACGAGTAATCGCTAAAGGAGCCGGAGCAGTTACGGCCGGCTATGTGATCGGAGCCGTGACAGGTACTGCCATAGTCAGCCAAGCAGAAAAGAGGGACATAGTGTACGAAGGAGCGACGGCAGATGTCATAGACTTCTATACGGGTGAAGGTCAGTACTGGGACCAAGGCACGAACCCGACGCCCGGCTACTTCAACATCCCCGGCAACGCATCCTTGATTGCGAAGCACTACTGGAACAAGTGGACATGATAGTCTAGGGTGATCGAGTGTACTCGTCCAAGGATTGCTGTTTAGTCTCTGGATGGAACAGACCCATGAATCCTTTACGATCTATCCAGACCGAAAGAACTTCTCCTTCATTCGTTATTCTGAGATGTCCTACAGGGATAATGTCCTCTCCCTCTGCTGAGTAAATCATCAAGTGATGGCTCATTCAATCACATCCTCGCACACTGATAACACAATGGAGTTTTAGTCCAATGGACATTGTATAACGGCTTATGCTTCTTACAATCAAGGCAATATAGGCGATTCATTCAATCAGCCTCCTGAAGTTGTTCAATCGTCTTAGATGTAACTTCAAGCCTAGACGTTAGGGCAGAGATTGCCTCTCCGGCTGTTGTATATCCCAAGTCAGCCAAGACCCCCTCTCCTTTCATCTTCGTATCCAAGTCTCTCTTCTCTATTATCGCACTGAATACTTGGCTCCTACGGCCTCTAGGCACCTGTATGTAGGCACGATACGCTCGTTCTGTCAGGTTCAAACTCACTACTGGCATATGAACGGGGAGGTAAATGTTCTTATTAAATCCTACTAACGCATGATCAAAACAAACGACATTAAGTAGCCTATGGCCTCCTTACGCTGCACGTTGCGGCTTGCGTGTAGTCTCAGTTAGCGGGTGCTGGGCGTTGGCACAACGTGTTCGGACAAGAGGACAGGGCGCAGAATGGACCCAAGGGCCCATTTCCGCCCGAATCTATAGATTATATACCGAGTACGCGTACGCGGAGCGATGGCAACAAGTAAGACTGGTTCGTTCTGGCTGACTGAAGAACTGATTCTAGGGACAGCAGGAACAATGTTCCAGAGTTCTATGGATCTGGG